CGGGTTCTGCACACCAAGTACGAACCGACCTCTCTGCCGGACGCCGCCCCACTATTTAACACCTGTTTCATGCGTCGCGGGTGGCGCGAAGCGCCGTGGAGCAACTGACATGCACATCCCGACCCCTCGCTACCGTGGCCCGCTGGCACGCCTGCAGCCCGAGCCGATGGACGTGGAAGCCGTCAAGCGCCAAGGCTGGCGCGAGCAGCGCCTGCTCGTCGTCGGCCTGGACGATGAGCGGCTTCACTGGACGGAGCGCGAGATGATCCGCCGCATCGGCGAGCGGCTCTATGGACAACGGGATGGAGACCGGGAGGCACGCCATGCCTGAGTGGACCATCGAGCAAGTGGCCGAGCGCTTCCGCGAGGCCGCCATCACCGCCCACCGCTTGCCGTCCGTGCGCGTGCAGGGCTACTTCAACACCTGGCCCGCGATCCGGCGCATGCCCTGGGAGACGCTGGGGGCCGAACCCACGATCCGGCGCTTCCCGCCCAGCCCTGAGGCTATCGAGCGCATGCTCGAGACCATGCGCTGGGTCTTGTGGCTGGAGGAAGAGGAACGCCACCTGGTATGGATGCGTGCCGAGCGCCACCGCTGGCGCGACATCTGCGCCCGCTTCGGCTGCGACCGGACCACGGCGTGGCGGCGGTGGCAGCGGGCGCTCTCGATCGTGGCGGACGCGCTCAACGGCAACCGAGAAGCGGACCGCCTGCCCAGCCGTTCGCTTGACAAGACGGGGTTGCAGGAATCCAATAACAGTTATTAACTGTTAGGATACAAGCCCATGCCGACGAGTGTCGCCCTCAGCCCCCATTTCGAGGCGTTCATCAAGGAGCAAGTCGCCTCCGGTCGCTACAACAACGCCAGCGAGGTCGTTCGAGCAGGCCTGCGTTTGCTGGAAGAGCAAGCCCAGCGTCACGCCCTGCAGCTGGAAGAGCTGCGCGCGGCCATCACAGCCGGTCGATCCAGTGGTCCGGGGCAGCCGGCCGAAGAGGTCTTTGATCGTCTGGAGGCGAAGTATCGGGGTCAGGCGAAGCGCCGGACGACATGAACCGGCTCGTCATCACCCCGCTGGCCGCAAGCGACATCGAGGAAATCGGCGACTACATCGCCCAGGACAATCCGAGCCGGGCCGTCAGCTTCATGGCAGAACTTCGCATGCAATGCAGGAAGATCGCCGCGGCACCCCAGGCGTATCGGCTTCGCCCCGAGCTCGGCGACGGCATTCGATCCTGCGCCCACGGCAACTACGTGATCTTCTTCTGCGCCTCCGACGATGAAGTGAGCATCGTGCGCGTCCTGCATGGCGCACGGGATATCGGCGCCCAGTTCGGTGGCTAGCACCGGCCAAGTGGGCGTCTTGGATGGCCACGAAGAAGCGCGACGACCGGATCCTCGAAGCCGTTCATGAGACGGCGCGCGACCTGCATCGCCTGGGCTTCATCGACAAGCGCAAGATGCGCAAGTACGACGCGCTGTGCCTGGAGCCGGTGCCCGAATTCGATGCCGACAAAGTGCGCGCCTTGCGCGAACGCCTGCACTTGAGTCAGGCCGTGCTGGCATCGGTCCTCAACACCAGCGTCTCGACCGTGCGCAAGTGGGAAGTGGGCGACAAGAAGCCCAGCGGTCCCTCGCAGAAGCTGCTCGACCTCATCGAACGCAAAGGGCTGGAGGCCGTGCTCTGAAGTCGCGGGGCACGAGCGCACCGCCATTGCGCCTGCGTGTTTTGGCGTGATTTGGCGGGTGCGGTCGCGCATCCGCGCGCATCGGCGGCGAAATGCGGCTTTCGCCACTGCAACAGATCCGCCCGTTTGGGGGTAGCATTTCGGCTAAGGTCTGGACAGCGGTGACGGTCGAGGAAGCCGCCCAGCCATCCACGGGTCCTTCCTGCGCACCGAGCCATGCGGGGGGCGCGAGCGCGGCGCTTCGCCACCGTCAGGATGCAAACCGAGGTTTGCAGGGTTTGCGGTTTGCACCCCGCCACCATTCAGTACGCATTACACAACCCGCCCACGGTCTGAACGTCGGCGGGTTTTCTCATTTCAACGCAGCAGCGACCCTCACGGCCCGTGACGGGGCTTTCCTCCTTTCACCCGTCCGGGCCGCTGGCCTTTTATGCGACGAACAGACCTCTGCCGATCACCGCTGATGACAGACGTGGCGACAGGGGGCGAGTGGCGTCCGTTTCCAGGCGACACCCGCTACGAGGTCTGCAGTCTCGGCGCCGTTCGCAACACGCGAACCGGTCATGTACTCAAGCCGTGGCTGGCGGGATATGGCTACTGGTACGTACAACTTGGCGCGAAGGGACTCAAGACCGGCATCCATCGCTTGGTTGCGCTGACTTTTCTTGGCCCGCCGCCGAGCCCGCTGCACGAAGTCGCACATTCCGACGGCAATCGCCACAACAACGCGATCACCAACTTGCGCTGGGCCACGCATGCGCAGAACGTGGCCGACAGCTTCGTGCATGGCACAGCCCATGTTCCAGTATTTCGAGGGCAACGGCACCCGCGTACCACGCTCACCGACAGTGCGGTGCGAGAGATTCGCCGCCGCTACTCGGGAAGGCGTGGCGAGCAAATCCGTTTGGCGCGCGAGTTTGACGTTTCTCGCCACGTCATCCATCACATTGTCCGAGGTGAGACTTGGTTGCATCTGAGCTAAACCTGCAGCATTGGCCGATAGAGCGATTGATCGACTACGCGCGCAACCCGCGCAAGAACGATCACGCGGTCGACCGGATGGCTGCGGCCATCGTAGAGTTTGGATTCCGGATTCCTGTCGTGGCCCGCAGCACAGGTGAAGTGGTGGACGGGCATTTGCGGCTCAAGGCGGCGCGCAAGCTCGGCCTCAAGACCGTCCCGGTAGTTCTGTCCGATGAACTCTCCGATGTTCAGATCAAGGCCTTTCGGCTGATCGCCAACCGGTCCGTCAGTTGGGCGCAATGGGACGAGGAACTGCTTTCGCTGGAACTGGCCGAGTTGTCGGAGGCGGGTTACGACTTGGGTCTGACCGGATTCTCCAGCGAAGAGATCGAGGAACTGCTGGCCGGCATCACTGAAGACCCTGCCACCGAAGATGAAGCGGCTGCGGGCAGTGAGTCCTCGAATGCGGACGAGGACGACGTCACGCCGCCCACGGTGGCGGTCACGCGCCCCGGCGATCTGTGGCTGCTGGGCGAACACCGGCTGCTGTGCGCCGACAGCAGCGACGCGGCCGCCGTCGCGCGCCTCCTCGAGGGCGACCGGGCGCACCTGGTCTTCACCAGCCCGCCGTATGCCAACCAGCGCGACTACACCACCGGCGGGATCAAAGACTGGGATGCCCTGATGCAGGGCGTGTTCGGCGCGGCTCAAACGGCCTTGCGCGAGGACGCGCAGGTGCTGGTCAACCTGGGGCTGGTGCACCGCGACGGCGAGTGGCAGCCGTACTGGGACGGCTGGATCGCGTGGATGCGCACGCAGGGCTTTCGGCGCTTCGGCTGGTACGTGTGGGACCAGTCGGTGACCGTGCCCGGCGACTGGGGCGGGCGGCTGGCACCCCGCCACGAGTTCGTCTTCCACTTCAACCGACGCTCGCGCAAGCCGAACAAGATCGTGCCCTGTAAGTGGGCCGGGCACGAGACGCACCTGCGCGCCGACGGATCGTCCACCGCGATGCGCGGCAAGGACGGCAAGGTCGGCGCCTGGAACCATGCCGGACAGCCCACGCAGGAGTTCCGCATCCCAGACTCGGTCGTCGAGGTGACGCGCCAGCGCGGCCGCATCGGTGAAGGCATCGATCATCCGGCGGTGTTCCCGCTGGGCCTGCCGAAGTTCTTCATCGAGGCCTACACCGACGCGGGCGAGATCGTCTTCGAGCCGTTCGCGGGCTCGGGCACCACGCTGCTGGCCGGCCAACTCACCGGCCGCCCGGTACGCGCCATCGAACTCGCTCCAGAGTACGTGGACGTCGCGCTGCGCCGCTGGCTGCAGCACCACCCGGGCACGGTGCCGGTGCTGGAGGGCAGCGGCCGGACCTTCGCCGAAGTCGCCGCCGAGCGGCTGGGCGAGACGGCGGAGGTCACTGCATGAGCTGGCTGGCCGATCGCATCGAGCACTGGCCGATCGACAAGCTGCTGCCCTACGTGCGCAACGCCCGCCAGCACTCGGACGAGCAGATCGCCCAGATCGCGGCCTCCATCGCGGAGTTCGGCTTCGTCAATCCCATTCTCATCGGCGCCGACGGTGTGCTGGTCGCGGGCCATGGGCGGCTTGCCGCCGCGCGCAAGCTGGGCCTGCCCACAGTGCCGGTGGTCGTGCTCGATCACCTGACGCCGACCCAGCGCCGCGCCCTGGTGCTCGCGGACAACCGGCTCGCGGAACTCGCGACCTGGGACGATGCCCTGCTGCGCATCGAACTGGAGGCGCTGCAGGACGATGGCTTCGATCTCGATCTCACCGGATTCGACGCCGATGCACTGGCAGAACTGCTGGCCGATGAGGAACCACAGATCGAGGGCCGGACGGAGGACGACGCCGCGCCCGACGTGCCCGAGGAACCCGTCTCCCGGCCGGGCGACGTCTGGCGGCTCGGGCCGCACCGCCTGGTCTGCGGGGACGCGACCACCGCCGAGGCCTACGCGCGCCTGTTTCCGGACGGCGAGCGGGCGGACATGGTCTTCACCGATCCGCCCTACAACGTGAACTACGCCAACAGCGCGAAGGACAAGCTGCGCGGCAAACACCGCCCCATCCTCAACGATGCGCTGGGCGAAGGCTTCTACGATTTCCTCTTTGATGCGCTGGCGCTGATCATGGCGCACACCCGAGGCGCGATCTACGTCGCCATGTCCTCCAGCGAACTGGACACGCTGCAAGCGGCCTTCCGCGCCGCCGGCGGGCACTGGTCGACCTTCATCATCTGGGCCAAGAACACCTTCACGCTGGGCCGCTCGGACTACCAGCGCCAGTACGAGCCGATCCTCTACGGCTGGCCCGAAGGCGCGACGCGCCACTGGTGCGGCGACCGCGACCAGGGCGACGTCTGGCAGATCAAGAAGCCAGCGAAGAACGATCTGCACCCGACCATGAAGCCGGTGGATCTGGTCGAGCGGGCCATCCGCAACTCCAGCCGCCCCGGCGACGTGGTGCTCGACCCCTTCGGCGGCTCGGGCACGACCTTGATCGCCGCCGAGAAGGCCGGGCGCGTGGCGCGGCTGATCGAGCTCGACCCGAAGTATGCGGACGTGATCGTGCGGCGCTGGCAGGACTGGACGGGCCAGCAAGCCACCCGCGAGGCGGATGGCCTGGCCTTCGATCAGGCGGCGAGCGACTCGTCGGCGATCGCGCAGTGAATCACGAACCCGGTCAGATAGGGCAGCCCGCGCGGGATGTGCTGCCCCATCGCGACTCAGGCAAGCCGGTAGACGCGCTCGCCGCCCGGGGATTTCTCGGAGACGATCGTCAGGCCCAGTTTCTTCTTCAGCGCCCCGGCCAAGGTGCCGCGCACCGTGTGCGCTTGCCAGCCGGTGGTATCCATGATCTGGCGGAGGGTGGCGCCTTCGGGACGCTGCAGCATCGCGATCACCTGCGCCTGCTTGCTGTGGGCGCGGGTGCGACGCGGCGCATCATCGTCCTTCTGGTGCGTCCACGTAGACTCCGCCGCGGTGACGGCGGCCTCCAGTTCGGGATCGCCTGCGGCGGTTGTCGTTGCTTGCGCATTCGCGATGATCTGATCGAGACGGGCTTCGAACGAGCCCGCGTTCGGCGTCTTCGCGCCCGGGCGCGGCAGCCCCAAAGCATCGTAGCCCTCGGCGGTGACGAACCAGTTGTTGCCATCGGTGGTGATCAGGGCGCGGTTGGCGAGGCCTTCCAGCACCTTCTGACGCGCGCCGCCCTTGATGTGCTCGGGGAACCACTCGATACGGCCGCCGTGGTGCTCGATGGCGTAGGCCAGGATCGCGTGCTGGGCGGGGGTCAGGGTGATGGTGGTCATGGTCTGCTCCTTCGCAGGGGTTGATCGGGTGACGTGATGAACGCGCTGTTCGGGGCAGAAGCCAAGCGCTTTGTGCTTGACTTCGCGCTGTGAGTCAGGCCTTGCGCAACACCGCGATGCCGGCTTGCGCGAGATCCAGGGCTGCGGCGTGGAATGCCATCTCGCCGACCCAGGGCGCGGCGCGGGCGTCGTCGAGTAAGCGGTCGATCACGGGGCGAGCCTGGGCGCGCATCGCGGCGCAGGCGACCTCCAGGTCGTCGCGGCTGGCGGCGGCCACCTCCAGGCGGCAGGTGCGCACCAGCACGGTCAGGGCGGCCTCGGCGAGCTTGGTGGCGAGAAGGTCGGGGGTGTGGAGGTTCATCGGGCGTCCTTTCGATCGGGTGGTTCGGGGTGACGTGATGAACGCGCTGTTCGCCCGTGAAGCCAAGCACTTTTTTGCTGGTGTCGGCCAAGAACTGACGATGAATTGATCGAAGAGGGCCATGGGCATCTCGATTCGCGCCTACGCCCGCCACCGTGGGGTATCGGACACCGCCGTACACAAGGCCATCCGCACCGGACGCATCACGCCCGAGGCGGACGGCACGATCGATCCGGACCAGGCAGACCGCGACTGGGCCAGGAACTCCGAGCCGCCCAAGGCGGGAACGGGCGCCAAAGCCGCGAAGGTGCGGGTGGCGGAGGATCCGGCCCCCAACCTCGCCACCGGCCTGCCCGCAGGCGGCACCACGCTCGTGCAGGCGCGCACGGTCAACGAAGTGGTCAAGGCGCAGACCAACAAGGTGCGCCTCGCCCGCCTCAAGGGCGATCTGGTCGATCGCAACCAGGCCATCGCCCACGTGTTCAAGCTCGCGCGCACCGAGCGCGACGCCTGGCTCAACTGGCCGGCGCGGATCTCGGCGCAGATGGCGGCCCGGCTCGGCGTGGAGGCTCACACCCTGCACGTGGCCCTGGATGCCGCCGTGCGCGAGCACCTCGCCGAGCTCGGGGAACTCAAGGTTCGGGTCGATTGATGGACGAGTTCGCCTATGAGGGCTGGGACGTCATCGAGCGCGCTTGGCGCGAGGGCCTCACGCCGGACCCGCTGCTCACCGTCTCCGAATGGGCCGACCGTCACCGGGTGCTGTCGAGCAAGGCCTCGAGCGAGCCGGGGCGCTGGCGCACCAGCCGCACGCCGTATCTGAAGGCGATCATGGACTGCCTGTCGCCGACCTCGCCCGTCGAGCGCGTGGTGTTCATGAAGGGCGCGCAGGTGGGCGCGACCGAGACCGGCTCGAACTGGATCGGCTACGTGATCCACCACGCCCCCGGGCCGATGATGGCGGTGTGGCCCACCGTGGAGATGGCCAAGCGCAACTCCAAGCAGCGCATCGACCCGCTGATCGAGGAGTCGCCGGTGCTCTGCGAACTCATCGCTCCGGCGCGTTCGCGCGACTCGGGCAACACCATCCTCGCCAAGGAGTTTCGTGGCGGCGTGCTGGTGATGACCGGCGCGAACAGCGCGGTGGGCCTGCGCTCGATGCCGGTGCGCTATCTCTTTCTCGACGAGGTGGACGCCTACCCGCTCGACGTCGAGGGGGAGGGCGATGCGATCTCGCTCGCTGAGGCGCGCACGCGCACCTTTGCGCGGCGCAAGATCTTCATCGTCTCGACGCCGACGATCGCGGGCGCCTCGGCCATCGAGCGTGAGTACGAGGCCAGCGACCAGCGCCGCTACTTCGTGCCCTGCCCGCATTGCTCGCACCGGCAGTGGCTGCGCTTCGAGCAACTGCGTTGGGAGAAGGGCCGGCCCGAGACGGCGGCCTACGTCTGCGAATCATGCGAGACGGCGATCGCCGAGCACCACAAGACCTGGATGCTGGAGCACGGCGAGTGGCGCGCGACGGCGGAAGGCTCGGGCAAGACGGCGGGGTTTCATCTGTCGTCGCTGTACAGCCCGCTGGGCTGGCGCGCCTGGTGCGAGATCGCCGCTGCGTGGGAAGCCGCCGTCAGTAAAGAGTCGGGATCGGCCGCTGCCATCAAGACTTTCAAGAACACCGAGCTCGGCGAGACCTGGGTCGAAGAGGGCGAAGCGCCCGACTGGCAACGCCTGCTGGAGCGCCGCGAGGACTATGCCATCGGCACCATTCCCGCCGGCGGCCTGCTGCTCACCGCCGGCGCCGACGTGCAGAAGGACCGCATCGAGGTCTCGGTCTGGGCCTTCGGGCGTGGCAAGGAGGCCTGGCTCATCGAGCACCGGGTGCTGATGGGCGACACCGCACGGGATGCGGTGTGGAAGGCGCTGGGCGGGATGCTCGCCGAGACCTGGACCCATGCCTCGGGCGCGGCCATGCCGCTGGCCCGCTTGGCGCTGGACACCGGCTTTGCGACACAGGAGGCCTACGCCTTCGTGCGCGCCTGCCGCGACGCGCGGGTGATGGCGGTCAAGGGCGTGCGGACGGGTTCGATGGGGGGCGCAGCCCTGATCGGCACACCGACGGCGGTCGATGTCTCGCAGGCGGGCAAGAAGCTGCGCCGGGGCATCAAGGTGTATGCGGTCGCGGTGGGGCTCGCCAAACTCGAGTTCTACAACCACCTGCGCCAGAGCGCGGAGGTGGCCGACGACGGCGTGACGGTGACCTACCCGGCCGGATTCGTCCACCTGCCCAAGATCGACGCCGAGTTCATCCAGCAGCTCTGCGCCGAGCAACTGATCACCCGCCGCGACAGGAATGGCTTTCCGGTGCGGGAGTGGCAGAAGGTGCGCGAGCGCAACGAAGCGCTGGACTGCTACGTGTATGCCCGTGCTGCTGCTGCGGCCGCAGGGCTCGACCGCTTCGAGGAACGCCACTGGCGCGAACTGGAGCGGCAACTGGGGCTGGCCAGTCCGCCAGCCCTTGAAACACCTACTGAATCGATCACCGAGGCCACCCATCGAGGTGGCCTGGGTGTTTCTGGCAACCGCAACACCGGCCGGCGCGTGATCAAGAGCCGCTGGCTGTCCTGACGAGGAGACGCTATGTCACTGACCACCCGCATCGAGAGCCTGGTCCTCCGCGTCGCGCAGGAGTTCAACGACGTCCGCGCCAAGGCCGGCAATCTCGCCCACCTCACCACCACCGACAAGTCCAGTCTGGTGGCGGCCATCAACGAACTGAAGGCCGCGGTGCAGGCCTCGGGGGCGATCGACGACACCCAGGTCGCCACGAGCAGCACCTACTCCTCGCACAAGATCGTCACGCTGCTCGACACCCTCAAGGCCGAGATCCTGGGCGGGGCCGATGCCGCCTACGACACGCTGCTGGAGATCCAGCAGCTGCTGCAGGACGGCACCAGCGGCCTGGACGCCTTGCTCACTGCGGTGAACCACCGCGTGCGCTTCGACGCCGCGCAGACCCTGACGGCTACCGAGCAGGCCCAGGCGCGCAGCAACATCGGTGCCGCATCGAGCGCGGAAGTGGGCGACACCGACACCGACTTCGTCGCGATCTTCGAAGGGGCCCTGGTCTGATGAGCCTGGCCTCGCGCATCGGCGCCTTGGCCGGCCGCATCGGGCGGGAGGTCAAGACCAAGATCGATGCCAGCCATCCGGGGCTGGCGCGCGCCTGGGTGTGCTTTGGCTATGTCGGCAACCAGATCGTCGTGCGGGCCGCGCACAACGTCGCCTCGGTCACGCGGCTCGCCCCAGGGCGCTACCGCGTGAGCTTCGCCAGCCCGCTGCCGGACGCGAACTACTGCTGGGTGGGCGTCGCACGCAGCAATACCAACACCGGCACGCAGCGGCTGCTGATCGTGCGCTCGACCGCCGACGAGAAGACGCCGACGCACGTCGATGTGGGCTGCGCGACCACCGCGGCGTCCTTCGCCGACTCCCCCGAGATCGACCTCGTGGTCTACCGCTGATGGCCTACACCCAAGCCGACCTCGAGGCCCTGCAAGCCGCGCTCGCCAAGGGCGAGAAGCGCGTGAGCTTTGGCGACAAGACCGTCGAGTACCGCAGTGTCGAGGAACTGCAGGCTGCGATCGCGGCGGTCAAGCGCGACCTCTTCGAGCAGGCGGCGGCCACGGGACTGTGGCCCGGCGCGCCGCGGCAGATCCGCCTTCACACGACCAAGGGGACGTGATGGGCTGGCGCACCTCACAAACGCCAGCAAGCTGGCTCAGCACCCTCAAGCGCCGGCTGTTCGGCACGAACCCCACCTACGACGGCGTGGGCGGCGGCCGCCGGGCTGTGGCCTGGCAGGTCGGCAATCCCGGGGCGGTCGCGGCGCTGGCTTTCACGCAGAACGAACTGCGCGCCAAGAGCCGCGATCTCGCCCGGCGCAACGCCTGGGCGGCTGCCGGCATCGAAGCCTTCGTGGCGAATGCCATCGGCACCGGCATCAAGCCGCAGAGCATGGTGCAGGAGCCGGCCGTGCGTGAGGCCATCCACGCGTTGTGGTGGGACTGGGTGGAGGAGGCCGACGCCGCAGGACTCACCGACTTTTACGGCTTGCAGGCGCTCGCCTGCCGCGCGATGCTCGAAGGCGGCGAGGCGCTGGTGCGCCTGCGCTGGCGCCGCCCGGAGGACGGTCTGCCGGTGGGCCTGCAGCTGCAGGTGCTGGAGCCCGAGCACCTGCCGACCACCCTGAACCGGGACCTGCCCTCGGGCCACGTCATCCGCGCCGGCATCGAGTTCGACCGGCTCG